CCGCGAGGAAGACGGTATTCCACGTAACTACCACGAAGAACCCGTTTTGTACGGTTTCGGTGCAGCTCCCCAGTTGCCTGACGGTACTCCCGTCACGTACCAACAGGGTGGTGTACTGTTCCTGCAACGCTACGTCTACAAAGTCTACGGTCTGGCTTTTGCCTTGACCAAAGTCTTGGTAGAAGACGGCGACCACATTCGTTTGGGCCAAGTGTACGCACGTCACTTAGCACAATCGCTCGTGGAAACCAAAGAGTTGCTGTGCGCGAACATCTTGAACACTGCGTTCAACTCTTCGTACCCCGGCGGCGACGGTGTGTCGTTGATTAACACTGCTCACCCAATCGTGAACGGTTCTTTCAGCAACCAACTCGCAACCTCAGCTAACCTGTCACAGACCTCTCTCGAGCAGATGTTGATTCAAGTGCGTCAAGCAGTTGACAACAACGGCAAGAAGATCCGCTTGGTCCCACGTCAACTCGTCGTGGCTCCCGGTAACATCTTCCAAGCTGAAGTTCTGTTGAAATCTGTTCTGCGTACAGGTAACGCCAACAACGACATCAACCCAGTGAAATCCATTGGTTTGTTGGACGAAGGCGCTGCTGTTATCAGCCGTTTGACAAGCCCAACTGCTTGGTGGGTTCAGACTGATGCACCCGAGGGCATGAAGCTCTTGATGCGTCGTCGTCTGGAGAAAACCATGGAAGGTGACTTCGAGACCGACTCTATGCGCTACAAGGCTACCGAGCGTTACATCCCCGGATTTACTGATCCGCGTGCAATGTACGGTACTGCTGGCGTTTAATCGCTACAAGGCTTGGGAGGGGGCCTTAACCCCTCCCACATTTTTTAACATAGGTCAAACTTTTCAAGGAGCAGACCATGCCTCAATTTTCAGATGATCTCTTTTTAGGTCCAGCGCAGACGTACATGGGTACGGGTATTCGCCCTTACACCACCACCTTTACAGGTTCTATGTCGGGAACGACATTGACCGTTACCGTGTTGGGTCAAGGCGCGCCAATCGTTGTTGGTATGTACGTTGACGGTTCAAGCGTAACCGACGGCACTTATGTTACAGCCTTCGGCACTGGTACAGGTGGTTTAGGAACCTACACCATTAACCAATCGGTTACTGCATCTAGCACGGCTATGACTGCCCACGGCAATATTGCGTTTGATGATCCATCCCCCATGGACTTGGGTATCGGACCATTGGGCCGTATTTACGTTTGGGACGTAGTTCCTCAAGCCGCTGTGACTAACAACATTGCCGCATCGCAAACAGCTGCTGCTGCAGGCGCAGTTACTTTGACTGCTGGTACTTCTGTAAAATCTGTAGTGACGCCTAATAACGGCACTGTGCTTCAATTAGATTTGCCCCGCGCTGTAAAAGTAAACTGCTCAACAACTGCTCGTGCTTTTACCATTAACGGTTTTGACTATTACGGCCAAGCAATGACCGAAGTCATCACGGTGGCAACTGCAGCAACCGCGGTGACTGGTAAGAAGGCTTTTTTCCAAATCTCTAGCGCAACTATTGCCGGTTCCGCAACTGCGGTTTTGATAGGTACAAGTGATGTTCTTGGCTTGCCAGTTCGCGTATTCAATGTGGCTTATGTTGCAAGCGTTAAAACCAACAGCACGTTGGCTCAAGACACTGGCACTTTTGTTGCGGCAGATACAGCGGTTGCAACCACCACCACTGGTGATGTACGCGGCACTTACGTCCCCGGCACTGCATCTGACGGTATTAACCGTACAGTGATGGGAATTTTGTTACCCGCAATTGCTGTTGGTCCTAACGCTACCCGCGTTGGAGCCCTTGGCGTTACCCAAGCATAAGGAGTAGATCATGGGCCAATTCAAACCAATGGTCAAAATGATGACCACGGAGCCAACCGTTGAGTTAAAACTCAAAAAAGGCGGCCATGTTTCTGGTCACTCTTCTATGGACTGCGAAACGCCCATGGAAGAGCGTAACGAGAAACATTCTGTCGCTGGTAAAGCTCCCGGCAAGCCTTCTATGTCAGAACGCCGCAAGGCTATGTCTGGCGCAATGCTTAACTCTAAAAAGGGCGGCAAAGTAGCTAAGAAAGCTATGGGCGGCATGATGGGCGCTCCTATGGGTGCCCCTATGGCCGATCCACAAGCGGCTAAGAAGGCTTTGATGATGCGTATGCTCGCCCAGCGTGCTGCGCAACAACAACGTCCCGGAATGGTAGCTCCTGCTCCCGGTATGGGCGCACCCGGCATGCCCGCTATGAAAAAAGGCGGCAAGGCTGAAGGCGGCAAAATGGACAAGGCCCAAGACAAGGCCATGATCAAAAAAGCCTTTATGCAGCACGACATGCAAGAGCATGAAGGCGGCAAAGGCACTAAGCTCAAGCTGAAGCATGGCGGCACGACTAAGGTCGTAGACGGCGACAAAAAAGACACCGCTCACGGTACTGGCATGGTCAAGATGGGCAAACCGGCTGGTTATGCCGCCGGCGGAACCATTGAAGGCAACGAAGGTAAATTTAAAAATACCAAAGTTGTTGATGGCGACAAAAAAGACAGCGCCCATGGTACTGACGGTGTGCGCATGGCCAATGCAGGCGGCTTTAAAAAAGGCGGCAGCACCGATTGGGCAAATCGCCCAGCCGACGGCACTCCACCCGGCAAGACCAACACCAAAACTGGTGAAGTCAAGGAAGCCAATGCCGGCGGTTTCAAAAAAGGCGGTGCTGCAAAAAAGCACTTCGCTACGGGGGGCAGTGTTAACGACACTGGCCACGCCGTAGCAATGCCACGCAAGCCCGTTTCTCGCCCTGTTGCAAATAGCTTACAGTCCGGTACTTTTAAAAAAGGTGGAAAAGTAAGTAAATTTCAAGTAGGCGGGACTACCGACATGAGCAACGGCGCGTACGATAGATCGATGGGTCCGGATGCAGATGACATGGACATGGCGCACTCAATTCGCCGTTTACTTGGCTTTGAAAGCGCTCCAAAACCAACCCAAAAGCAATCTATCCACGCAGGCGGATACAAAAAAGGCGGCAACGCCAAGTGCTAGTAAAGTAGGGGCTTCGGCCCCTACTTTTAATTGGAGAATAAATAATGGCTGATTCAGTTACAAGTCAAACGCTACTTGATGGTGAGCGTCTTGCAATCATGAAATTTACAAACATCAGTGACGGCACTGGTGAAACGGCTGTTACAAAAGTAACCGCCTCAAGTCTTACGGCCAGCAATTCTGGCAAAGCCTGCACAGGTGTGGTTGTAAATAAAATTACTTCTGTTTGTCATGGCATGGAAGTGCGCATGTACTGGGACGCCTCAACTGATGTTCCTTTTTTCTTGGCAAACGTAAACAGTAACTACACCAATGATTTTTCAAATTTTGGCGGTATTACAAACAATTCTGGTACAGGCAAAAACGGCAATATTGTGTTTAGCACTTCTGATGCGTCCGCTGGCGATACATATACTGTTGTTCTTGAGATGGTTAAGTCTTACTCCTAATCATGCCAAGCAAGTCACCCGCCCAACATCGTTTGATGGAAGCAGCCGCCCACACCAAGGGTGGCTTTGGTGGCGTGCCTCAAAAGGTAGGTAAAGAATTTGTTAAGGCTGACAAAATGAAAGGCGGCGGCTTGTATGAAAATATCAATGCAAAACGTGAAAGAATCGCTGAAGGCTCTGGCGAAAAAATGCGAAAAGTTGGCAGTAAAGGTGCGCCTACAGCTGATGCTTTTAAGCAATCGGCAAAAACCGCCAAAATGAAATCTGGCGGCAAAGTTAATAGTTGCTGGTAATCATGGCCAAAAATCCTTCACTTGCTGTTGGCCGTGGTGAAAAACTTCCAGAGTCAAAGGGCGCTGGTTTAACGGCCAAAGGTAGGGCAAAATACAACCGTGAGACGGGTAGTAATTTGAAGGCCCCACAACCCCAAGGCGGGGCACGTAAGGACTCATTTTGCGCTCGTATGAGCGGGGTTGTAGAACACGCAAAGGGTGATGCACCACGCGCCAAGGCTTCATTAAAACGCTGGAATTGCCCCGGTTGGTAAAGGAAAAGATATGCCAAATATGACTGAAGACTTTTTAAAAAGTTTATCCAAAGCGGGTAAACGCGACAGCGATTCCGGGATGACGCGGTATTCCAAACCCGAACCAAATGAAGATTTGAATAAGGCTATCGGTGCTCCCAAAGGCACCGTTGTCAAGCCAGTGCCTATGCCGATGCCAGAAAAACCGGATTCCGACGACGCAATTGACATTAACGGTAAAAAAGTACGTCTTAGCGATATAAAAGCTGTGAAAAAAGGTGGGGCAATTAACTTGTCAAAGTGCAAAGTCAATACGACCCAAAAAAATTCATCTTCTTCTAATTGGTAAAACCCATGTACAAATCTATATCTGACGATGTCCGTATTGCCAACCTTGGCAACAACAACTATGAAGTCCAAGAAAAAGTGGGCAACGATTTTAAAAAGCGTTTTGGCACAAACTCTATGTCTAACGACATGGCGCATACCGAACTTGACAAGTATGCAAAAGACTTGGCTCGTACTAAAAATTTGCCGCCAGCACGGAAAGTATCGGACGAAGAGCTTGCTGAACGGAGCAACACCGTAAGACGTGCCATGGACCAACGCATGGCTCGAAACAAGGTTGTGCCTCGGAAGTACGCAAAGGGCGGAGAAATTAGCCTTGAGCACTGCAGTGTGTCCACCCACACTCCTAGCAAGAAAAAAATTAACTTTTAAAGATAACCATGGCATACAGCGGCACAGTCGGACAAACCGTAATAACGGTGCAGCAACTCATTGACCATGGGGCGCGTCGCTGCGGCAAATTGGCGGAGGAACTTGCGGTTGAGCAGGTGCAATCGGCCAAGGAGTCGCTGTTCATCCTGTTGTCAAACATCGCCAACATGGGTATCAACTACTGGGCGATCAGCAAACTCGTCATCGGACTAAACGCAAACCAGTACATCTACAGTTTGCCCGCGGGCGCAATTGACGCCTTAAACGTGCTGTACCGCACCATGAACCGGCCAAGCCCGAATAACGCTGGTGGCTACAGCACAAGCGCGGGCGGCACGGTGGCCAATGTCTACGATGGCGATACCGCAACCTATTGCCAGCAAATTTCTGCCAATGGCAACATTGCAGTCAATTTTGGGGGCAGCAATAGTCAGTACATTGGTTCCATCGGGTTTTTGCCTTACGTTGCCGGCGGAGGGTCTGCCACATGGAGCTACACGCTTCAATACTCTACAGATGGTTCCACGTGGAACACTTTAGCCACGGGCACCAATGTAGCGGTGGCGGACAGTCAATGGGTTTGGACGGACATCGATCCGGGCCAAAACGTGCAGTACTACCGTATGCAAGCCACTGGCGGCACGACGCTTGCCTTGCGCGAGTTGTACTTTGGCACGATGGCCACCGAGCTACAAATGGCGCGCCTGAACCGCGACGACTACACCAACCTGCCCAACAAACAATTTACGGCAAACCAGCCCTTCCAGTTTTGGTTTGACCGCACTATTCCCCAGCCGACTATGTACTTGTGGCCAGTCCCGTCAAACGCGTTTGTGCAGATGACGGTTTGGTATTCACGCCAGATCATGGACGTTGGCGCATTGTCTGGCCAGCTTGAGATACCCCAACGCTGGTACGAGGCTATCCTAATGATGCTGTCGCACCGGATGAGCTTGGAGTTGCCAGCGGTAGACATCGGCCGGATACAGTACCTAGAAGCCCAAGCCGAGAAATATTTCAACATGGCGGAGCAAGAAGAACGCGACAAGTCGCCTATCTACTACGCGCCCAATATTTCAGTTTATTCGCGCTGATCATGCCTAGATTTTTAAACACCGAAGGCCTCACGTCGATCGCAATCGGAGTTTGTGACCGGTGTAAGATGAAGCGTGCGTTTGTGACGCTAGGGTCCGATCCTAATTTTCCCGGGTTGCGTGTTTGCGATCAGGGTTGCGCGGATCAATTGGACCCTTACCGTCTTGCGGCACGCCAAACAGAGCGGATAAACTTGCGTTTTCCGAGACCCGATGTTAGCGTGGCTGCAAACGATAACTATCTGATAACCGGCGGGAATAACCAGTTCCAGATATCTACCGAGCAGAATACACAAACACCTACGCAAACAGGAAACAAGGATACGATTGCGCCCAGTCCAACCGACAATACGAGTACATAATGTCCGCACAAGTTACCATAACCCAACTGCCTACAGCTGGTGCTATCACCGGTTCTGAGCTTGTTCCTATCGTCCAAAATGGTGTGACGGTGCAGACGACCACGGGTGCAATTGCTGCGGCCCCTTCTCAGGTCTACTCTTACCTGACAGTTTCCCAGACTCCGCAGCTCCCCAACAGTCGTTACGTTGGTGTAACCAATGGGTTGACTCTTACCGACGGCGGTGCGCAAGGTCTCTTCAATATCAGCACCACGGGCGCTTTGCTGTCCTTGGTAAATTCTAGCGCGGGTATACAAGTAAAAACCAACGCTACGACCCTTACAAACCGTTCTATTGCGGCGGGCACAATCGGCTTGTCCGTGGCCAACGGTTCTGGCGTATCAGGCAATCCTACGGTCTCTTTGACCGGCATACCGTTAAATTTGGCCAATGCCAGTTTTAACGGCCTCGTAGTGCTTTCAACGGCTGGCGGCGTTACCTCCGCAACCATTACCGGAACTTCCAGCCAAATTAGTGTTGCAAACGGAACAGGCATAGGCGGTAACCCAACAATTTCTTTAGCCGATAACGCTGTTATGCCGGGAACTTCCGCCATGACAATTGTCACCGGCACGAGTGCCCAGCAGCCATCCGGATCCCAAGGTCAATTGCGGTTTAACAGCAGCACCCAAACCTTTGACGGTTACGCGGCCGGCACATGGCGGCAATTTTCTTTAGCAGGCGGCGTAACGACTTTTAGCGCCGGTTCTACGGGCTTTACGCCCTCCACGGATACAAGTGGTGCTGTGACACTCGCTGGCACGCTTAACGCAAGTTCTGGCGGCACTGGTGCGAGTACGCTAACCGGTTACGTGTACGGCAACGGCACTGGGGTAATGACTGCGTCAACCACTATCCCAACTACAGCACTGAGCGGCACGGTGACCAATGCCCAGTTAGCCAATAGTTCCGTGACCTATAACGGCGTAATTGTGGCCTTGGGCGGGTCAGGCACAATCACCGCAACGGCCACCAACGCGCTCACTATCGGTACAGGTTTGACGGGTACTTCGTACAACGGCTCTGCCGCGGTAACAATCGCAATTGATTCAACTGTTGCAACGTTGACCGGAACTCAGACGCTGACCAACAAGTCAATCTCCGGCTCGACCAACACGCTCACCAATATCGCCAATGCAAGCCTCACCAACTCGTCTGTGACCGTTGGCACTACCGCGATTGCGTTGGGTGCGTCTAGCCTCACGTTGGGCGGCCTGACATCGGTTGCGGTTACGCAGGACCCTGTGAGCGCATTGCAGTTGGCTACAAAACAGTATGTTGATGCAGTGGCCCAAGGTTTAGACCCCAAGGCTTCTTGCGTAGCAGCAACAACAGTAAACATCACGCTATCTGGGACGCAGACAATTGACGGGATTGCGCTGATTGCTGGCGATCGGTGCTTGGTTAAAAACCAAACATTGAGCCAAAACAATGGCATTTATGTTGTCTCTGCTAGTGCTTGGACTCGCGCTTTGGATATGGACACGTGGGCTGAAGTCCCCGGCGCGTTCACTTTTATCGAGCAAGGAACTACTTGGGCCGATACAGGCTGGGTATGTACTTCCAACGCTGGCGGCACTTTAGGTACGACCCCCATCACTTGGGTG